GATAGACGGCATGAAAACGCCATTTGATAACAGAGTAAAATTACGCCAGCAGATTAAAGACAGAATAGAGCTGGAATAACCCACAAGTGCAACCCTAACACGGCTAACGAGGCCATTAGGAAAATGAGAGAGGCAGTGAGATGAGAGAGATTAAGTTTAGGGCTTGGGATTCCAGAAATACTGAAATGGTTTATTCTGACAAAGAAGATTCATTTTACATAAATACTAAAGGTGCCTTATTTATGTACGCCTTGCCTAAATCTGAAAGCGGAATAAATACTGAGTACCACAAGGATTATCAGGTCATGCAATACACCGGCCTAAAAGATAAAAACGGTGTTGAGATTTATGACTCAGACTTGCTTCGAGAAGAAGGCGACAAGATATATATTGTAAAATTCTCTGATGAGGGATATTGGATGGCTGACCCTGCTAATTGTGAAGGAGATTGGTTTCATATCTACGACTTTGATTGGCGTGTAATCGGCAACATTCACGAAAATACAGAATTATTAACCAATGACAAATAGCCCACAAGACCGCCTAAGAGACTATAACCAGCTACGATATGCTAGGCGGCTTGTTAAGGATAAGACAGGCTTGTATATGGCGGACTTCAAGTTGAGGGTCGGGATTTATGGCAGGTCATGGGGTGATACTATCTGGAAATTGTGCCAAGCTATTAAAAGGGGTGAGATGTGAAATGGAACAATATTAAAGATAAAAAGCCTTTCAAGGGTCAGGTAGTTATTATTGATGGCAAAGACATGATTACATATGCTGTTGCAATTCACTGGCCTGATAAAAACTTTCCGTGGCGAATATATCACGGATATGAGTTTGATAGTTTTTCTATGGATTATGTAGACAAATGGATGCCTATTGATGAAGGCTGAGTATATTTATTTAACCGACCTGACAAAATTAGGTTATGCCCTAGGCAGAATTGAGTCTTTAGAAGTCGGCAATAAATACATGATCACTATATCCAATGCCGGTGATAAAACCAGAAAGCAGCGCGGTTATCAATGGCGGTTATATACTGATATATCTAAGGCCGGTATAGGTGGCGAACTGGAAGAAACACCACAAGGCGTTGATCTGGCTTGTAAATATCGCTTTGCACTGGCTATATTCATGCGTGACGATAGTTTTTTCAGTGAGCTATACGATATGTTCAGCAAGTCACATAATGGCGATAAAGAGCATTTAAAGTGGTTTGTTAAGCATCAAGTGCATACAGAGAATTTTAATACATCACAGATGGCCGAATATATAACGATGATAATTAATTTCTATGCACCTAAAGGTGTGCAGCTAACCGACCCTAGCGAATATGGACTCAAGTAAACCACCAAAGCAGAAAAAGTGCAAAATCTGTAAGGATAAATTCACCCCCTTTTCGTCACTGGCTAAAGTATGTAGTGCCACTTGTGCAATTAAATTAACAAAGCAGGAAAATAAGAAAGAGTATAAGGCAACAACCCGCAAGTTACGCACAAAGCTAAATGATAGCGATAGACCGTACTGGGTTAAACAAGCAGAAAAAGCCTGTCATGCGTACATCAGAGAGCGTGATAAAGGAAAGGGATGTATATCATGTGGAACTAATAAACCAGATATCCAATATGCAGCCGGTCATTATAAAACTAAGGGCGCACATCCAGAATTACGCTTTAACGAATACAATATACACCTACAGTGCAATAAAAACTGTAATATGATGCTGTCAGGCAATATCAGTAACTACAGGCCGCGACTTATCGATAAAATAGGTCTATCACATGTAGAATGGATTGAAGGCGCTCACAGCCAATATAAGCTAACTATAAACGACCTCAAAGAAATCACCCAATACTATAAAGACAGGCTAAAGGCCATTACTGCATAATATCTAATGTGGGTACTAGCGGATAGCTAAGGCGCGGTATTTAGAATACCAACACGCAGAACGCCCGATGCTAAATCAATTACCCCGCCCGTGTAGTTTAGGAAAATAACCTCGATTGTATCCGCCGCGCTAACATAAGCACTCATTTTAATTCCTTGTAAATCAAGACTGAATGAAGATATTACTATATCTCCAAGTGCCGCTCCTTTTACCGTAATAGCCGTTGAAACGGCCTGTGCTGCATTGTTTATTGATGGCGGATCGTAAGTAATAGCCCCCATTAATGAAAACGCTGATTCTTTGAGTACATAAGCCGTTAGTTCTCCGCTAGGGATATCTCTAGTTGTACCAACAGCCGTCCAATGTATTGTCACAGTATCAGCAGAACTTACATAGCTTGTGCCTACCGTCGATGTCTGATCTGCTGCGTGTGAATACATAACAAAATCACCTAACTCAGCAGTCGGCACTGTAACTGTGGTAGATGTGCTTGTGTTTGCTGTTATGCTCGGCGGGTCAAATGTTTTTGAGGCGCTTGTCCTGACATAAGACATGGGTACTTTAAATGCTGTAAGATAAGCAATTGAATAAGTAAAATCAACGCCAGATACGTTTTGCCTGCGGAATATAATATCTGTTGAGCTAGTGTAGGCCTCTCCCATGAATACATCTTCCATATCAGCGATCTGGGTAGCGGCGACCAAATCACCCAATGCAATGGCATCCGTTCCGCTCATAGTCTGCTGTGCATTTGAACCAGCTCCATTAGATATAGTGGCTCCGCTATTACTGAATCTCCTTGCGTTAATAGTGTTATATCTACCGTTTCGCTGGCTTGAGTGGATTGTTTTTCCGCTTATTGTATCGTTAAGAACATAAGACGTATCAACCTCTGTGTCGGTTGTTCTGATTCTTGGGGAATAACCAGACCACGTTATAATGGGCGCACCAACGCCCGATATTCTTATAAAGTCTTTCGGTGCTTTAAAGAACGCGCCATCTGGCTCCGCTGATGTCATATGCCCGCTATCTATAGTAATTGACGCCCTGTCACAGTTATCTATAATCAATGTATAATTTTGAGTAGCCGCCTTGCCTTCCGCTTTAATATTGGTTAATAAGACATTAGACGTATAATCTAGGTCTTTCAGTCTAACTAGACCATTCGTACAATTGTCACCTGATATATTATCTAAATGAAGGCCATTCACAGTTAGAGCTAACCCAGTAAAGTCGATACCGTAATCGCCTACGTCTGTAACTCGCACATCTCTTATATGTAAAGGGATTGCGCCTGATGGAAGAACAATTCCCGATTCTGCCATATCTTCGATAATAAGATTATTTAATAGCGCACCATCCTCAGCAATGACAGTATTTGAGCTAGAATCTTTTAACGAGATACCGCTGCCTAGTGTACCCGCCCTATCACCACGAATATCCATGTTATAAACATGACCACCCCACCAGTACAGACCTCCTGAAAAATGAGGAATAACCCTGAACATATCTTTTTCTAAGCCAGACTTTGCCTGCATTCTAGTAGAATGATTTGAGGTCAATATACTTACCCCCTCGCCAAAGAAATCCAGCAATTCAGGGAGGTAAACAGTATCACCTATTATGTATTTGCCAGCAGGCGCGTATGTTCTATGGATAGCTGATGTATCGCTGGCTGCCGCATCTAGTGCTGCCTGTATTGCTACATGATCCTCAGTAACCCCATCACCTTGAGCGCCAAACCAGACCACATTAAAGGGCAAGCCAACATTATACCCGCCATCAACCCTAACCCAAGCCGCAGACCCATCGCCCCCTGTAGGGATAAACTGAGTGCCGCAGTATGAGCCTCCATTATCTGAGTAAGTAGCAGCCGCCGCTCCGGTTACGCCTTTAAATAATCCGCCGTCCGTGCCGCCTATAAAGTACATTTTGTTATTAACAGGTGTTAGCAATACTGCCGCTGCTTTGTTAGCTACATTGGCGCTAGTGGCCTTACTAAGCTGCGTTAAATCACCAGAGCTTAATGTTTGCCCTGAGTCGGTAATAGCTTGCTGTATTTCGCTAGGTATCTCGTTAAAATCAGATGGCTGTAATTCGTTACCGTCTACATAATCGTTTAAGTCTTTCATTTATTAGCCTCTTAATACCATTGCGTGTAGCGCATGTCCTGCACTTGTAATATCTGACCCAGCAGACGTGCCCGTTAGTTTTAATACAACCGTACCAGCCGCAGTAGCCTTTATGCTTCCGTTTATTCGTCCACTATATGACCCAGCAGCAAGGACCGGCAGCTCGTCGCCAAATAATGACGATATCGCTACAGATGGCCCATAGAATTCCAGTGTCGCAGTGCCTGAGTCCTTTGTGCACTCTATTGCGACATTTCCAGCCGTGCCGCCTTTTGTGCCGTATGAGTACCCTTGAATCAGTATCATGTCGCCCGCTAATACATCTATTGAACCCAATGTAACAAGCGTGGCCGGTGCTGTTGTAATATCTGCCGATCCGCTGTTACTTGTGTTTGCCGTGATGTTTTTTTCGTAAGGATTTACCAACTCCCATACGTCATTAGAGCTATTAAATTTAAGCAGCAATTCATGACCGGCCCCAAAGATATCACCAACAGATAAAGATTGATTGCCATTTTTAGTAATAGTCTTAGCTGTCAATCCATCAGGCGCAAACGTAGGATTTGTGACCGTATTCGCACCACTAGCCCTAACCGTTACCATTGTCTGATCATTTAAAGCCTGCAATGGGATAGGGAAAACAGCCGTTATCGCATCAACAGTACCAGCCGCTACAGCCGATTGATTCTGATTAGTAGCAGGTCGCCATTGGCTAGATGAGATAGGCGGGTTATTCGCTGAGTTTGTATCGACAGTGGAAATATACAGGAATCCATCAGAGCCATAAACCGTGTCACCTTCTGAATAAGTGATATTAGTATTCCACACGCGGCCAAACTGTAATTGCTCCCAGCTACCGGGTGACGTTGTCGGATTATTGCCGGTATTAGAATCGGTCAGGGAGCGGTAATACTCATCATCTGAACCCAGCACAATCTCTGGTTTGTTGTAAGTATTATCAGTGGCCCATAAAGTCAAAGCGCCTTCTGCGACCTCACCAACTGGTTTAGGCCCCCATAATGTAGCACCATCATACCCCGTGGCAGTGCCTGAATTATCCTGCTGCTCCTCATCATACAATCCATCTAAAAAGAATTGAGGGAATCGACCGTCTGCGTCTGACAATACCGGATTAGCTCTGGCAGTCGTTAAAGCCGAATCAGAATAAATAGTTTTCTTTGTGGTTGTGCCGACAGAGAATAGAAACTTTTTAGCGCCTACAATCGGGTCTCCATTGCCATCACTGATCTGCTCTATAGGTGTGGTGTACATTGTCATTGGTTTTCTTCCTCAAAGGCTTTAATAGCAGCGCCAGTTACGGCAGCGGTGTAAGGCTTAATAGTTTTCTTTTTCAGCGCCTGTCTGACTTGCGCCTCTATTTGCTTGGCCGTTCCTTTTTTAAGAATCGCCTGTATTCTTTGTGGCTCAATACCTTTAACGAGTAGTATATCACCAACATCTTCAAGGGCTTTTATATAGATAGCATCCTGTCTGCCCTTGCCTAGCCCATTAACAATGCGATTGACAACACTGACCGAGCCGGTAGGGGTAGATACAGCTTGTGCAGCATCCCCAAGCACATTTAAAAATGACTCATCGTCTGATAATTGCTTGGCTGTTGTTGAATTCGCTTGCGCTGCCCTGCGAGTCATAATGAAATCAGACTCACGCTTTAATGTATCTGAAAACTTATTAAACGCTTTCTCATCATCAAATAAGCTTCTTAGTTTTTTGACATCGCCAGTCTTACCAAATAACCGCCTAACCGCATCGGCATTGGTCTGCAAATCGTCTATTTTGTTTAAAATAGCTTTCTTTGCGCCTAATCGATACATCATCATTTCACTTTTACCGAATGATTTTGTTAAATCCGCTATATCAGTTGGCTTCATTTTTAAGAACATTTCACCAGATGATGCCGCACTTTCTAATGATGCCTTACCAGCGAATAAATCACGCGCCCGCTTATAAACAGGGATAGTCTGATCAGCCTCATCGATCATAACATTCTTTAATCTGACAAGATCGCGGACTTTGTTATTTTCGCCCTGTCTAACAGCTTTACCTATCTGGTCATCTAATTCCTGCTTTGTAGCGTCGATAATGTCAATATTGGTAATCTCATCACCGGCAGCTCTTTTGTCTGCGAGACGTAATTGCGCTTTTTTCTGTGCGCGTCCTACCGAGCTCTTACCTTCCAGTAAATTAGTTAAACGTGGTGATACGCGGATTCCTTTTTCACCAGCCTCCATATAGAGTTTATTTATCTCTGGCTTTAGTGTTTTATCAAGATGCGATATAGCGTCATCTACTGTTAATGCACCAGTCCCAGTTGCATCATCAACCGCTTTTAATAATCTTTGCGATTGCCCTGCATGACGCGCTTTGAATACATCAGCAGCCCGACCCTCGATTTGTGGTATTTTATTTGATGCTACTCGTAAGAGCCGTGCAAAATTGTTACCTAAATCAGCCGGTATAGCCTCTGGTCCTAATTCTTTTAGCCGTGCTGTTACTTGCTTGGGTGTCAGTCCCTCACGCACCATAGCCTCTGCTAATAGAGTCGATGCTGCGTCATCCTGCATACTTGCAAGCGGCTTAATCATTGCTTCAAATCCGCGCTTACCTGCACTTATAAGGCCGGTCATGGCATTTTTTATAGTAGACCCTGCAACAGGAGCAAGGAAAGCGCCTGCTAACTCACCAACATCACCACCGGCTTCTTTGCCAGCAGCAGCGCCAGCACCAGACAATACAGCCCCTGTAATATCCTGCGCAGCCGTTCCAGCACCTAGCTGCTTGATAACACCTTGACCAACTGTTTTAGCCGCTGGTATAGCTGCTGCGGCTGTTCTCAGTGCTTGGCCAGTCACGCCCGCAGGCGCTACAAATTCACCAGCCGTTCTAACCGCTTGTTTAGCTAGTCCATCCTCCATGAATTCGCCTGTAACCGCTTTCTTACCTATCTCAGTTTCTGCAATTTCAGGTATTCTTGCCTCAACGCCAGCTAATTCCAAAGCAGAGTTAATGGCTTTAGGGCCAAAGAAATCCAATATATTAACAGCCCCACGATTAACCGCGCTGCCAAATTCTGCCAGTGTTGCTGTAGCTGGGTTGTCTATCAGGTATTGGCGTATTGCATCACGTTCAGCCGGTTGTTCTGCCGTTTCTAGTTGTTCAGGCAACGGAACATCAGCAGGTCTTTCAGCTACTTGAGGCTGTGCAGGCTGTTGAGTGGCCACCGGCTGAGCTTGTGGCTGCTGTACTTGAGCTGCAAATATCTGCTCCAATTCCTGCTCAGTAGGTGGTGAGTCGCCAGTAAGCTCAAGCACCTTCCCTGTATTTGGGTCTGTTACTTCGTATGTTTGCATTATGGCTTAACCCTTACTTGAAATCGGCCTACTGTTTGTGGTGTTGTTGATGATTTTGCTTCCGATTTCTTTTTAGCAGCTTTAGCCATTGCTCTGTTTCGCCTAATCAAATCAGCAACAGTATTTTCTGGATCGGATAAAAATAATGCCGCATCTTCAAGATTGTTAGCTAGTTTCTGCTGTGCAGCCACCCTTACTTCCATCCAGTCTACTATCTCATCCTCATTCAAGCCCTTTGGCAGGGCAACATCCTTAGCTAAATCTAACTCGCCTTTTGATAGAGCGCCAAAAGTTACAGCGCCTACAACATTTAACCCCAATCTTCCTTGTAGATTATCAAGCCTTTTAGTCGCCGCTCTAAAGCTTGGTAGTTTTGAGGCAATGGGGCCGGTTTCTGCACCCTCTTCACGCACCAGCCGTATACCTTCATTTAGGTCATCTATATTTTGTCTAATCTTTCCTACTCTATCAAAAGCATTTAAGGCAACTTTGGCCGTCTCTGTTCCAACCCTTCGGCCTTTTGCTCGTCTTTGCTGTATATCGACCCCAAATTCTTGCGCTTCCTGAATTGCTGATACTCTCTCATCGCCAGACAAAACCGCACCACCCGGTGATGTTACTTGCGTTGTTCCGTCCTTCATTACCTGAACTGTTGTGCCATCGTCTAAGATCTTGCTTGATTTTACTTCCACGCCTGTTTTAAGTTTCCCAGCAATAGCAGCTCGCTTTTGTCTGTACGCAAATCTTTCTTTAGTCGATAAATCCGCAAGCTGTATACCCAATGCCGCCTGATTCTGCTGTTGTTCATCCATATCAAGCAGTTTCATCGTTTCTGTAGCATCACGACCCTCTGACTGTAATTTCTGAATACGCGCATGAATTAACCCCGCTCTTTGTGCAGAGGGGGTGCTTTCTAGTTGCGATCCAAAACGAGACGCTTCTTCACGGTGCGAGGCTTTATCAATTTTTAGTGCTGTAAATACCTTTTCGGCCTCTATCGGGTCGATATTACGCGCCATTTCTTTCTTTTCTTCAAGCGATAATATCTGTGGGGCTGGTGCTGTCTGCGGGATAGCCTGACCAGTAATCGGATCGACTTGCGGTTGTGCAGGCGCTTGGCCGAGTGTCGGTTGACCGCCCTGCTGTTGAGATAAGATACTTTTTATCTGCTCACGTTTATCCAATGCAATATTCTGCTGGCCCATTTGCTGTAATTGAGCAAGCCCTAGAATACCGCCTCTCGATATGCCAAGCTTTGGCGTTAAGTTATATCCGCGTGAATCTACTAATGCAGCCATTTTTATTCCTTAACCTATCAAACTGAGTAATGCACCACGACCCGGACCAACGCCGGATATTTGTGACCCGATTCCAGCACCTAAAGCCACATTACCAACTTGCCCTAAGAACTGGCCTTGAGCCTGCTGCGCCCCTAGTATACCAGAAGCCTGAGCAGCACCGGCCTGACCTAAGCCTGCCGCGATATTTTGTGCTGCCTTGCCACCTAATTGAGCAACATTTGTAGTCGCTGTTTGGCCTGCTCCGGTTAATGCCGATAATCGGTTAAATTGGTTTTGTATATCCTGTTGAGCAAATCCAACGCCTTGCTGCTGTAAAGCTGTGCGAATGTTGCCGCCACCCAAACCACCAATAGCCGCCTGATTTCTCAATAATGCCTTTTCAGCTCTACCGCGTAAAAATTGCTGTGCCGGTGACTCTTGAAGCCCTGCGTATGCTTGCTGCTGAGCTTCCTGACCTGACAACCCAAGCATAGCCTGCTGTTGAGCTAATGCGCCTAAACCAGCCTCTCTAAAGGGGGCCATTTGCTCTTGTGTGATATCAAACTGCCTGCGCGTTTCTTCTACACCAGCTTGGGCTGCTTGGGCTTGAATATCACCAGCCCTACGCGATGCCCTGCCAGCACTTCTACCAGACAGTGCATTTAATACTAAGCCACCTGCTACTAACCAACTCATAACTTTATCCTCATACCAATATCCACCCCGTATCGCCCGTACCAGATTGCTTAATGTATAAAATATTGCCAGCCGTTCCCGCATCATCCATATATCGCTGTGTTGGACTGGCAGTAACTACGCCTTCTGGTGAGCCTGTACCGATAATGGGCGTGTTTAAATTAACTGCCTTAGTCATGCCCTCGATATACTCAGCAGTGCGCTGTGTGGGCTTGCCTTCCGAGTCCAGCCATGCAAAGTGCCTCTCTAGTGCAATAATCATGCGAATGCCGCCTCTAGCTTACTAATCACACATTTAACCGGATCACCAAACGCAAACCGATAAACGCGAACATTAGAAATCTGACCACCTCTAAACCATACTTGCTGCTTTCTATGTTCGCCTTGCTTGCCTAGTCCACGTCTAACACCGTTACCAAAGGTATAACCGCCATCATCAGAAAACGACATGCTAACTTGAGGATCGACGCCCGGTATCAAATCATCATCACCAAACGTGTAAGGAAATTTAATCGGGAATGTGCTTTTTTTCTTTTCCTCTAGCCCGACACCAGAATTACAAGTTAATCGAATCTTTGATACCCTGATCCGCTCGCCTTTATTCTGGAATGGAATAGTAGATACACTGCGATTAATGGCAATGCCGTATTCCTCATAGACATCTCGCTCTAACTTACCGATGCGCCCATCCTGACTGTCAGTCACCAGATTAAAGCCGTATGCGTCGATAATGCCATTTACCCGCCATGCTATCGGTCTGCCTTCTAAATCTTTAGATTTGCGCTCATGCCATAAGCCAGTAGCCGCGTCATATGTCATACAGCGATTCTTAAAGTGGAAATTAACAAAGAATCCACCAAACGCTGAATATGTGGTTGTATAAATTCCCTCTATTTCAGCATCTGTTGATTGCTGTAAAATATTATCAATTGCCGTGGTGCTAATCTTCTGTTGTGAATTGCCTGAAAACTTCCAGATAGCAGGCTGATCATTCTCGCCACCGCCAATGCCAACAAAGCCGCCATCAAAGTCAATCAATGAGAATTTAGACCTAACACCAATCTGCATGACCGCACCCGGCACAGTCTGAAACGCAAACCCAGCGCCGCCGATATCCTGAAATAACTCCATAGTTACCTCACCACCGACATACAGTTGATTTCTATTGACATGCAGTCCAGTTATCAGGTCAGGGTCAATAGAAGGTACGCCATAATCCAAAGCGTCATAAGTTAGCCCATCCCGCAAATTGGAATGAAACACAATCGGATTACTCTCAGCATTATTCGTGTTGTTGTAATGCACGAAATAACCAGACTTATAAACAACTTGTTCAGATGGTCCTAGTGTATTTGTAAAGTTAGTGTCTGTGATGATCTGCAAGCCACCAGCAACACTGTAGATATATCCGGCAACATTCGGCACGACTATACATATCTCAAGGCCGTTATCAGCCATAGATACACGGCCTGTGCCCGTGATTGCGCCTAGTATTGTCGTGGTTCCATCAGAGTTAATTCTGTATAGAATATTGCCATTAACCGTATAAGCGATACCCGCCATCGTATGAGTGCCACGGCTTGAGCTATTGCCAGCCACCGCAAACGACTCTATTCCATCAGCGCCAATTAACTGAGCTTGTGAAATAGCATTAGCCTGTGGGACTTGAGGTATAAAATTGATACACTCTTGTGATGCTATAGGCCGGTTAGCATCTTCATAAAAACCCGTTGCTATTGGTAGCTCAACCATTACGGAGCAGGACTACCAACGCCTTTAGCACTCGGCACATACTCGGCTAAGATCGAGTAATCATAGCTATCACCGGCGACACCGTTTTCAACAATAATTTGTAGGGTATAGCCAACCGGCAATAAACAGCGCATCGGAATTGGTACTTGTAGTGCATCACCAATAAAAGACGTTTCTCTAAATATACCGGGCATAAACTCATGATGCTGATTTGATTGACTCGCAGCCACGACAGCGCCTGAATGGGAATCAAAAACAGTATCGCCCTCTTTGTCAGTGATTCTGAAAACGACACGTCTATTTGCTACTGTTGCATCAGTAGTCAAAACAACTTGGCCGTATAAAACGCACCGCTGCCGACTATCTGCTGTTATGCTGGTTGTTACGTTACCGGCTACACCAGTTCCGCTTGATTTAATGGGTTGCATTTAAAAATTCTCCTTTTCGACAGTAGGAAAAAAATTGTCGTCGTTGAAGGTGCTGCATTCATTAGCCTCACCCATTGGCAATGTATCAGGGTAGATAGATTGCATTGGCTTTCGATAGACACTCATCATGGTTCGCAGTGAGTTATTAGCTATCGCTATATTCTCTGCGCTCAATGCAACTTCATAGATAGGTGCTAGTCTTGCTGCTAGGTTGTATTTAAACGTGCTGTGAGCACCGCGAGGGATACGCACCTCATCAGCTAAATCATTGACAGGAGCAAAGCCTAAGTTAGCACCGGATAGCTCCCATTCAAGACCGAGATCATTAAATATCTCTAATGCCTCATTCGCCATACTAGATTCAATAGGCGTTTCTGCTGCACGAATACCCAGTATTGAAAATGAGCCTTCGATTAAATCCAGAGCCGTAGCCATGGTTATTCAGCCTTTGGCTTTGTTTCTTCTTTCTTTGGCTTTGGTTTCTTCTCGCCTTTTAGCTTCCATTTATTGGCCCTTGCTGCCTCAATGGTTGCTGGTGATTCGTTAAGCTCTACTTCTACACCGCTTGGTTTAATCCAGATCGCCATATTCTTTACCTTTTAATTAAAAGAAAAATAGGAGGGCTTTTACACCCTCACTATTAATGGTTATACGCCGTAAGCCTGACCCGCAAAGAACGGATTAAACGTGGCGTATGCTGGTAGTAAATCAAAACGGATTTTCTGCTTATTTGCAGCACCGTCTGAATACTTGGTTACACGAATCTGAATGCCGTCCTCAGTTGTTGCGATAGTATCCGTTGCATACAACTTGTTTAGGCGTACAGAGCCAATACCATAAGCGTCCTGATGATAGAACATAGCAGGCTGGTAAGTTGCACCAGTCGCACCCAATACAGTGATGACCGCGCCGTTAGCCAGTGCTGTGTCAACTGTGTTGTATTGGCCGTTAGCCTCTTGAATACCGGGGCCAGCCACTACTAAAGTGCCTTCACCCGATGCGCCCAGAGTTACATCAGCCGTTACCGTACCAGACCATAAGACCTGCGCACCCGTGCCATCAATGAAGCTATCGCGAGTCGAAAGACTTAAACGGTTACTGCCTGCCACAGTGATGATATCACCAGCTTTAACAGTTGCGTTTGCTTCCAGAGCCGTTACAGCGATTGATTGTGTCATGGTGTCTTTGGCCGCCGCATAAGTAGCCGTAGGGGCTGCCGTCAAAGTACCGGCACGATCCGCACCAGTCATTGACGTACGAGTAGCCAAACAACTTGATGACATAACACGCAGACCCGCCAGTTTGTTAGATACAACAGAGTTCTGCCATGCTGTATTAACCAAGCTATCAGAGCCATTGCCTAAGCTATTTTGCACATCAGCCAAAGCCGCTGTTACAAATGGGTTCATAACGTAGTTACGACGACCATCATTAGGCACACCGATTGAATCCATCAGTGCGTTTGCACCTGCAACATCAGACCACGCATCGATAGCTGTACCAACAGTCCCGTAATGTAGGCCGCTGTTTTTGTACATATATGCGCTGAAATCAGTCTCTAAGTCTGTAACCAGACGTGATGCTGATGGTTTTAGGATTTCGTCCAGCTTATCTAGCTTTAATGCTTCGTCTACTTCATCCCAGTCCATGTGAACTGTAAAATAGTCCTGAACTGTACCGGTAGCTTTACCAGCGACGATATCAGACGAATCAACCGCTGAGATATCACCGTCAGAAGTACGGTCAGACTTGTAGTCATGTGGACGTTTAAAATCTACTTGTGAGCCTGACTTAGGTGAAAACTTGTCAGAAAGTAGCTGTGTGTTTACTGTTTTTGTGACAACCCGTGAGGACTCAAACCCTTTTAGGAATGATTCCGCAATCGGGCGCGAAAAGTTACTGTCAAGATTATTTGTACTAGCCATTGTAATTCCTTATTCATAAGTAGCTCCGGCTGGCCCCCTCTGTTCTTCTGCTAAAGAATTACCAGTAGTGATAGGCTCTATCGGAGCCGGTGCTGTACTTGTTTGCACCGTCTGTTTGTTAGTTGCAGATAACTTGGCAGAAATTACACCGACTTGCACTGCTGCATTCATCGGGTCGAGTGATGCGATCTGTTGAGCCATATCAAGGTTTTTCCCTAAGTAATGCACCAACTGTGGCGCGTTTTCCTGTGCCTTGATCATTGAAAGAGTATCGTTAGCAAAGCGCGGTAGATTCTGAACATCATTCACATATTCAGGGTTTTCAGTCGCGTACTTTACTTCGGCATTGTCATAGCTCGCATCAATTTCCTGCTGCTTTGCTCTAGCCTGCTCTTTCTGTTTCGCCTCTTGACTTGCTGACAATCTTTGATCGACTTCATAAGCAATCAAGGCAGACTGATATTGATTTTCATCAAAGTCATACTGCTCTAATGTCGGCTTGCCTGCTGGCTCTTGAGGTTTACTTCCAGATAGCTGCTCTTTTAGCTTTCTGTTTTCTTCCTCGGCTGCTTCACGCCCTCGTTTCTCACCGTATTTCTCTGCGGTTAATTTGTTAATGCGTTTTTGAACACCGTCTACTTCCGCATCTTCTGTGGTTGCTGAATCCACTTGAGTCTCTTGATTTGCCGCGTCTTGATTCTCAGTGCCCTGAGCTTCAACCGCTTGCGCCTCTTGATTCTCATCAAGTACAGCCTGCTGTTCTTCTGACATTTTTTCGCCTCATTATTGAGTATTTAGCCGAATGATTAGGCATTCGTAACCTTGTTAATGATTATAAGACTATTGATTGATTTATTCAATCATTGTAAGTCCTGCTCTGTTAGCTGACCTGTCTGTAATTGCTGCACAATATCAGCCGCCTGTTCGCTGTTTGGTTGGCCTTCTTGTGTGATATCTTGAGCGCCTGCCACTATATCGCCTTGTGTGATTAATAAATTGCGCTGATTAGCCGTTAATGGTGCGCCTAATGCAACTTGCTTTTCAAAGGCTTCAACCAATGTCTTATAGCCCGACATAGATTCTGTCTGAGTTTCAACTAATACTTTTTGTGTATCAGCGTCTTTCTTCTCAATGTTCGCCTGCATCTCTGCTGTCTGCATTTCTACATTATCAACTAGCGCCTGCTCATCTGCTGATGGTTGCTGCGGCTGATCTAGCCCCATTTCTTTTGCCTCATCCTCTGTAGGCTCGACTAAACCCTGAATAATCATCTGCTTTCTGATTCGCTTAGTGATTTCTTCTGACTCGCCAATATTCAGATTCTTAGCAATTAAATCAGTCGATAGCTGTTCGAACATCGGGCTAACTGCGGCCAAGTCTGTTAGCTGCCTTGCTGTTTCTTCTCGCATTGTCTTGGTAGCTGGCCCAGTATCAACCGATACAGAATACTTGCCTTTCTTGAGGTCATTAACAATAACAGTTTCGCCAGTTTCTTCATCGAGAATAGGCTGGTTAAAGTCATCAAGTGACTCCATGTTTATGTTATGAGACTCAACACCGCCATCCATATTCAATATCTGGATCATTTGCGGGGTGTCGTAAATCTTAGGGATAAGATCAACCAAAATTAAAGCACCGTATTCTTTCGACTTCTCAAGATTATCGCGGTACTCAAACGAGCCTCTATCGCCCATTTCAGCCTGATTAATGACAGACTTTTCACTTAATAACTGTGGAGCATTACCCAATGCAGGGGAATGAATACCCATAGTCGAATGCACATCACTAGCCGCTTGCTGTGTTTGCTCAATCAATGAGTTTTGCATCTGTGGTGCGCCGCCCCTTTGAGGTATTCCGGGGAACTCAGCGTCAGGCTTAAAGAAAATAACAGGGTCATTGCTGGTGTTCATCTTAGCCCATTGCGATTCCTCACCTTCTGCCATCTTTCTAGTGGCGAAGTACGGGTCCTTGGCTGTCAGTGCTGTTGCTTCAATCTTTGCCGATGTCGTGTAATTGTAAATACGTGCAGCGTCTTTGGCCTTGCGAACCTTACCACGAACAAATGTTTTACCTTCTACATGTGAGATTTCACCATATTCAGGTACTAACGGGATATATTTACCAGCCCATTCATGCGGCCCGCTTAATATCTCAGCGCCGTTCATTTTGTACATAACAACTTTATGAGATTTAACTGTGCGCTTTTTAACTATCGTTACATCATTGGCTTTCAGCTCATCTAACACCTTGCTTTCTTCATCAAGATCAATGACTTTGCCATCTGACATAAGCGCAATATTTTTACTAACTGGCTCTTTCTTCCAATACTCAGCAATTCTTATATTGTCGCCATTAAACCATAGACTACAGCCGCCTTGCTTGTAATCATCTTTGTTAAAGTCTGTAATCGTGGCATCTGGATACTCTGCCTCGAATGCCGCTGTAGACATTTCTGTTATTAACCATGCCTTGGTAGCGTCCCGCTTGTCGTACTCTTTCGCATCCACATTGAAATACAGCGAAGTAACAGCCGAGTTAATAGGCTTAACGACTATATCCTGCTTGAAAATATCATCATCGTTGTATTTGGTGAGATAACGCCACCCACCATAACCACCCTTCAATGATTCTTTGAATGAGTTATCATAAGCATTCTCAGCATGTGATTGCTTCTCAATACTACGGATAATGCCATCGTATATATTAGCGGTATCAACATCAGCCCCACCACCATCAGGATTAACCTTTACCCGTGTCTTACTCTGTCGCTGATCACCTATAATCTGATTCAATGCCTCACTAACTAGATCAACAGTGTACATAGGACGATTCTTACGGGCCTTCCTTGCATTGTCATCCCACTGACCATCCTCTGAATCAACAAAGAGCATATCTTCTACTGCTTTCTTTCTCTGATCTCTCTCAGCATCTTCAACCAATGCGAAAGCGTCGATAGATTCTCTGTGTATTTTCTGCAATTCTTCTGAATTATCAGCCATGATTAAAACTCACTTGAAAAATTAATTGGTTTTGATTCTGTGACAATACGAGGCATAAATATACTCATCATTATTGATTCAAATACGTTAGGCGAATCGATACCCAATGCCTTCATTTCTTTTTTACCTAATATCTGCATTAGCCCGCGTGAATTATCCTTTAACGGAACACTGCAAGCCTCTGATCGCAATCCCTGCAAGTTATCTACGCCCTCAGAATCAATGCTAATCATATCCTCTGGGTCGATGTATTCACCTCTAACTACGCATTTGTAAGTGTTATAAAACATATTCGCCAAAATAATATGGTATTGAGCGCGATTGTTAAGGAATGTCTCTGCGTATGTTTTAGGCTTTGTGTCGTTGTCGCCAATTGCAGGCATGTAGATTTTCTTTGCATTATCCTGTGATAATCCAGATTGAGAGCCGCGAAACATATGATACTTAATATGCGTACCTTCAAAAGCATCTGACACCTGTCTTTTTAGACCTGTTCCCATTCCATCACCATCCCATACGAACCAATCAGCCTGATTCTGTATAGCCAGACCTGTAGCCCAGTCACACCCCTCATCTATTTCGCCTGTTAGCTTTTCTTTTGCCAATTTGATAATAGAGCCGTGGCGCAATGAAAATCCTTTCGGGTCGTTTCCTGTATCTGATGGATCGTGAGCAGCGACTTTAGCGCCATGAGGCTCGAATACTTTCTTTAACCTGTCTATCTTATGAGCATCAACACACGCATCAAACCATTCCGGCTTAATAATCGCGTTATCTACTGTATCAAGGTATCGGCCTAGCCACTTATGCTCATACGCAGCCGTTGATAATTTATCGACATCATCAAGCCTTTCTTCTTCAAGTCCTGACATCTTAAACCAGTCCTGCGGCATGTCGGTGTAATTCATCTCAATGACCATGATTAGATCATCTTCATAGTATCCGCACCTTGCCAGCTCTTTTTCTGCACGTACTAGCCATTTCTTAGCCACCGCACCAGATTTAGAGCCTCTGTTCATTGTGATAATGATTTCAGGCATTTTAATATCTTCACCGTCAATCTTACGCTGGGTATCCTCTGCGTTTAATCGAACCGATGCAGTAAGCACTCTCAATGTATTATCTGATAAATCCTCGCCTTCCTCTATCCATAGCCCATCGACACCAGATAGCGTACTCTTTAGCGAAGTGATATTTCTTGATAAACCTCGATAAAAAGCACGGCCTCCTGACTCATGGGTAATACTTGTTTTGGTGTCTGTGAAGTCCGGCAGCCCTAAACGACTAATCTCATCCAGTATAGTTCTGTGTACTGACTCCTCGATAGAGTTTTGATGCTCCCTTGCACAGCACCATAATTGACCATTAGACAGCATAGCAGCCACATAATCAGCCACCCCCGTGGATTTAGTAGAACCACGCCCACCGACTACAATCTTAATCCGCTTTGGCTTAGTAAAGACAGGCTCAAGCTTATTCACATATTCGATATCGACCTGTTTAGCCTCGCAGCCCATTAGTCTTTGTTTCCTACTGGGATAAAGTTAATTTGTGTTGTTTGAATAGGCCCACCATTAGCCCCTGTATGCTCATTTGTCGATGCATCCTTTAGACCAAGGTCTCTGGCTATAATATTGGCATTTAATAAGTCTGCTGCGGCTCCTGCGAACTTCTGAGAGCGTATCACATTCTCTACTTGCTCAACGACTTCCGAAAAATCATCTCTAGCTTTATAGTCTCCCCATGTGCTACGACCTATGCCTAAGAACAAACAAAGGCCATCTATTGTCATTGCTCTCATCTTTTTATAGTCGCCAGTCACTACCCCACCTTGGAAACTAAACAGCTTCTCGCCCTCTAAAGGATTCTCGTCTACCCATTCAAAGTATTCACAAGCGGCCTCCCATAGACATGCAGAATCAGAGAATATCTTATCTCTGCCGCTCTTGGCTCTTTTCAACCAGAACTTATTGCCGTCTGGGGACGCCATTAGTGAAGCACTCTATTTTCTGGTATATAACCACTTTCAAATATAACAATGTCGCATAGCTCTTGAGATAATCCCGATTCCATATGTATCCTTTTTTGATACTCAATAGCTTTCTCTGCCGCCTCTACATACACATCTTCTGGCGGCGGACTAATAAACAATGATCCAAACCATTTGATAATCTTCATTATTTACACCTCAATTCAATTTCATCATGTAGCTGTTTATAGTCATTCTGGAAATCATCGTCGCTTTGCATAAATAGAATATATAACATCAATCGAGAATCATCATTCAATTGATTTTCTCTATCAATCCTTTCTTTGTGTTCTGCAAAGTCTATTACGGTTCCCATATTCGTTAACCTGTTGGCGGGATAGTCCTTTACCCCTATTGTCGGGTAAGCTCCTTGATAGATACGGATCACCTCCTAGGTGGTGCGCCATTAAAATCATTAGTCTAATACCGATATATGTTTGTAATCGCCGTATATTACTTTTGTTGCTGACATTGTAGCTTCTCCTTTGAGTTGCCACAAACCAGACTGATCTAAGTCACCATCCAGTAACGTGTATGTCATGTACTCATTTGCAGTGTAGATTTCATCATCAACAGTAACGTCCGTTGTGCCTAGCGTTCCGGTAAATTCCTTTTTATCACCTACCCTTGGCAATAAAACAAAGTTTAGCGCGGTAGCTGCCGATATATCTGCGTTTAGATCAGCATATAAAACCGTTCCGTATTCGTTTTTGTTCAATGTCATCATAATTTTAATACCTGTTACGCTTGGCCCTATTTCTTCCTGTGCTGGTGGCTGTGCTGGGATAACGCCATAGTCACCCCTTGAGCCACCGTATAACCCTAGACGAGTACCCATATTACACTATTTTAAACGTATCATTGTTTGCCATTGCCGATGTCATTGCTGCGAACTCAACAACACCGCCTACTGATGTATAAGCCGTTATTTCTCTACGTTCCCCTTCTGCTGCACCACTTGTTACGATGATGTGCGCCCCTACTAGCTGATTATCACCATAGCCAGAGAGATTTGTGGTTGCTGATGTAGTGGTTAATGTTCCTGTTGCCGCGGTGCTATAGATGATACCCAAGTCTAAGTTGTTTATATCGGTTTCCATTGTGCCGATTCTTGGCTGCATATCTGCCGTGTCTGCGATAATAGCCGCTAACTGAGTGCTATTACTATCCATTTCCTGTCGATTTTGTACGGCTGTTGGAGCCGCTGACACCATGTCGGTATTTGTTGTACAAACGTCCACTAGATCAACATTAGCAACAGCTCCCGCACTGGTAGTAATCGGGCCAGAACTTACTATATCAGTAGCCACCAGAGTCGAGAGTCCTGATTGTATATCCGAAATAGGGTGAACATGATCTGTCTTTATAATAAATCCATCCCCGTTAGCAGGGGCTTCGGTTAGCGCCTCGTCCAGCGTGATTGTTTTGGTTGTGCCGTTATAGCTAAAGATAGGCCGAGATTGACCCGATAGCGCACCATCTATAAACACCATTGAGGTATCTTTGTAATGATCGTCTGTTGCCTCTGTCAATGCAGTGATAAATGAGGTTGTAGTTGCTCCGGCATCGTTAATAGTTGACTCGACTGATACCGTGCCCTCTTTCACCTGTCTAAATCCTTTACCAAACGAACCGGCAACATTATGGCCGCTTTCCGCTTCATCGTATATGTCATCAACTAATTGTGCTGATGTTGCCGTAGCCGATAGCCCCATATCATCGCCTGCTTTAGAAGGAGCGTACAATGCTTGTGTTGTGGCTAAAGTAACACCATCAGAACCAGTTATTGTATCTAAGTCTGTTTGCGCTGTTGCTAGTGCTGTGGCTAGTGCTGCGTTATCTGTTCCACGCATATCGGTATTAGTGGTGGTAGTTGCAACCGTAGTCACATTATCAACCGCGCCTGTAGTGGTATTGATTGCGCCACCGCTAACTATTGCCGTTGCTGCTATGTCGTTTAATTCGCTGACTAGTTTGGTATCGGTTTTAATCGTGAAATGCGCTGTTATGGCAGATGTATGTGTAAATGTTAATGCAACTATATCGCCATTCATTTCACCGGCTGTCAGATCGAATGACCAAAGGCCATTTCCCTCATGGACTGGTGTTACATCACCGATAGCCGTCTGAGCGCCGCCATCTAACGTATAATAGCCTACTGGCGTGCCTGTGGTTATGTCGCTACCATCAGTAGCACTGACTAGCCCTACGCTGAACCCTGTAACCGCTGTATTTTTCTTGAACATTTACATGCCGCCTATTAATTTACTTGTATTATACGCCCATGCTGGGTTAAAGCTAGATGCCGCGTCAGTCGTGAAACTAGCACTGGATACAACATTCGATTCATTCGTTGCTGCGTCATCGTGAACATAATGCGCGTAGTAAGTTGTTGAAGGCGTTAGGCCTGTAAAGCTTACCGCCTGACTACCTGTAGCTGTTACCGCTTGGCTTGATCCTGTTTTAATCGTTGCGGCTGTCTCACTGGTGTTAGTTGTAGCCGTAAAATAAAGCGTTCCGTTGCCTTCGTCGGTTGTTACCGTACCACTGGCCGTTGTGCTGCCTGTCTTTGTACCTGTAGGGCTTGATAGTATCGGGGCTGTTGTGTCACCCGATGTAGAATAAGTACCGTATACGCCATAACGTCTCGACAATGTGCTTTCTTGTGTGAATGTCGCTGGCAATCCACCCGTTGTATCCGCGTCATAGCTCGCATCACCAGCAGAGCCAGAATCGTAGTAATACGTGAATATAGCGCTGCCACTATTCCAAAAAGAAGGTGTATATTCTGTACTTGCCACCATTGCAGTAGCTAAACCTGTTGCAGTTTGCCATTGCGCTGTTGTGTCCGCTGTTATGTTACCTAATGCAAGCCTAGCGTTAGGCGCACTACCCGATACATCATAAACAGCAACTTCCGAATTACGTGTACCTGACGTGGCTTTACAATAACACGATACAGAATCGAGCTGATCGCCCGAACTAGCAACATAAGTGCCGCCCATATCGCAATAACCAAAAGGGGAGCCGTTTGTCTGGCTTGTCGCTGGTGCTGATGTATATCCAAACGTAGGCATTAGCTAATTCTTACCGGATAGACCGCAGTATCTAAAAATGACTGCGGAATAGTGATTACTTTTGTTCTTACAGGTACATTGATATCTTGATCACACCAAACCGAATTGCTATTCGCGTCCGTTGCCTTTGGGCGGTATAAGTGGAGTATTTTTCCAGTTTGATATTCATTGTTGTTTTTTGCTGAATGATAAACCGCGTAAGAATTGATGACATTATCCGGCCTAAAAGCACCATCAGCTATTTCTTCCGGTGTTAATTCTGGCTGCTTAAATACTACTATATTCTTTGTTTCTAAAGAGAATCTAAGCTGGTTGGTTGCTGGCTTGCTAATTAGATCAATATAGAACTCGAAGCCGTCACCACTATTTATAAACTCACATGAAGCGTTATTACCAGCCCATTGCACCCTTGATCCATCAAAATTATGACTACCAACACCAAAATTCAATAAACGCATAGAAAAATTGGATTCATTATCCCATAGCTTAACTTTTACTTGAGGCTGAAATGACACATCCAGAGAATCACCAATCTCAGTATCATAACCCCTGCCTATATGACGGTAGCTTGATGCATCTATTGGGCTAATCATTTATTGCTTATCCTGTTTTTTACCGATACCGATATGATTGCTTAACATATGCGCCCCGAAAAAGAAGGCTATGATTGCTAGTGTGCCGCTGATCATTAATGTGCCAAATGCAATTGATATATAGAATTTAGCCAGCTCCATATCAAAAGGCGCTACAGCCATGACAATCAGCAACATAAATAATTGAACTCTTATCCAGAGTACCGCCACTGATCTGCGGGTTTTGCTTCGCTCTGTGTTCTCGGATAGCGTCATTTTCACGAAGTCAGCCACGCTATCAGCCATCTTTAAATTCATTTTAGCTTGTTCTTCTTCCGTGAATTGCATATTGCCAACCCATCCGCCTACCTGAGAAAGCAGGCCGTTATCCTTATCCATGACGTTATCGACGGTTTTTGATGATGTGAATAGATTAGTAAACCAGCTCATTAGTGCTTACCATTTTGTAGGTGTTCGTTGAGTTTATCTATGATTTTTGGCACTGCATCGACCTTTGTGGTGCGCCCTATCTGTGTTTCTCTTGTTTGCCGCATTATTTTGAGGGTTTCTTTTTGCATAACGAGGCTATCATCCCTCTGCACTTTCATTATTTTGGTAGTTGTTAGTATTTCGGTCAATACTTTTAGATATTCTTCTCGGTAGGATAAAAGATCGTCAGATAGCTCTTTTACACTCTTATCTTGCCTGACGTTATCTATCCTATTCTGTTCAATCTGCGGGTATTTGGTTAATGCTGCTATCATCAATAAAGACGAAAGCGACAGAAAGATACTCCATACCCATTTTTTAGCCTGTTCGTGAAACTTTGATTCTTTTGGTTTTTTTGTCACAGCAGCGCCCTACCTGTGCTATTTTGTTGGTATTCCGTAATAACTAGCGGTTTCAGGTAGTTTACCATGTTCTTTGAGGTATTGTGAATTGTGGTTTATTTCGAATCTGTGGTCTTGTTGTGATTGCATGTACCAGGGTATAAAAACCTCTGGCTCTGGCTTGCTGCCTTCTGGTTTTGTTGCATCAAAAGCCCATGCGTCTATTGGTTGATCTGTATTCATAATGCTTCTCCGTATTGCTACTACATTAAAAACTTAGATTGCTACTTGTTCCCGTTATGCTCCAATGAATAATGATTGCCATCATTGAACCTGCCGCCCCATCTGCATAATGGGTGTAACGATTCCCACCATACTCCAAGCTGCTTATGATCTTCTGTTTCAGCCATAAACTCGCCATCTTTGAATAGATTTAGATCAATAGCTATTTTTAGTTTATGCGCTGAATTCTTGTGGCCGTATGCAACTTTTTCACCTAAATGGCCATGCACGCGAGGGTCACGGAATAAATCGCCCCCTCTGATCTTATAGCCAAGCTCATGCGCCTTATTGATCAGGGCTGGCAATAGTTGCATAAATAATTCTTGTTTTTCGCCTAACTTCATTATCTGTCTCTTTGTTAATTGGTGGTCAGGGCAGGACTCGAACCTGCAATGATGACGATAGGCGTGCAGTAACGCCTCGTTTTAATGCCCGACCGGAATCGAACCGGTGATATACGGAGTTTAGGCCGTTGCCTCATACCAACTGTGCTATCAAGGCTCTCGTTCATCTGATTAGCGTCTACCAATTCCGCCACTTGACCATATAAATTAGCGTAAAACCATCTGCCTTATACCACTTGTTTGGATGCTTTCGCAGATTCAACAAGGAACTTTTGACAGTCTTACGCTATAGCATATTATATCACTTAATATGCCTACCAGCTTCCAGTATTGGCATGCCAGCCTCTGTAGGTAGATATATAATCTGGCCTTCCTTTATTTCATCCAGCTTCTCAATAAAAAGCCATCTTAAATAACCCTCAGACCCGCCAAGTGATTCGGCTACTATGTTATTTGCTTCTGCCGCACCCTTAGCCCGTTCTATTTCTGCATTAGCCCAGTGTTTTGCGCTGTCGCTTTTTGCTTTCGCTTCATTAATTAAAATCTGCCTATTTTGCTCCGCTCTTGCAAGCTCGGCCTCACCTTTTAATCCTTGCTCCCAGACATTGTACATCGGACACCCTCCTAATGATGCCAGCACAATAATAAATAATGATATAATTGCTCTCTTAACCCAGTAAATTATACCGATAGATTCGAGTGCATTGTTTTTTTCGTAATCTCTTAGCTTATCAAATTCATCAATCTTCATTTCTTCTCTCCTATTAGTTAATGCTAGAACCCAACCGGCTCATCCAATTAAAGTATTAGTTTAATTACCGGATAGGCTCTGAACTCTTTGTCAGAACGGTATTGAGTCCCCAAACGGATCGTCATCAGCCGGTGATTGCTGCTGTGGCTGTGGCGCACTTTGAGGCTGTGATGCGCCCCCTTCTGATTTACCACCTAACATCTGCATCTTATCTGCGATAATCTTAGTTTTGTAGTGTGTTACGCCTTCTTTATCCCATGACTCTGTTTTCATTCGCCCTGATATCATTACCTGTGAGCCTTTATTCAGATACTGAGTACAGATTTCAGCAAGCTTTCCAAAGGCCGTTATATTAACCCACTCCGCACCCTCTTTGTCTTTAGACTTCCATCCGACAGCGATACTAAAATCACATACTTCTGTTCCTGATGGCATAGCCTTTGACTCTGGGTCTCTGCCAAGCCTGCCTATAAATGTACACTGGTTTAAATCATTAGCCATTGATGTATTCCTTCGTTATTAATTTAAAATAAATTTATGTACCGCATATAGTTGCGGATAGAACAATCCAACCCATAACCATATATTAAGTAATTTCATTGCAGCAAGCACAGAAACAAGACCGAAACTCGCAGAGGCAATCGTATACGTTATTCTTTTTTCATCCCACTCAATATCCTTAATATATCTTTCCTTTTTTAATGCATCTTCCATGTCTTTTGTAATATTCATATCGTAATCTATACGAATCCCTGTTGCATACTCGACAATATCTCTTTTTTCAAAGTCATATTTCGTTTTAATCATCGCCTCCCAGCAGCTAATATTATCAACATGAATTGACATTCTATACGCCTTGTTTGCCATATACACAAATAGACAAAATACGACCAACGACTTAATCAGAACACCACCTGCTTCCATTCTTAACGCCATTAGCCCAAGCTCTGCCACGTCTCCACCATACTGATCAATAACAGTTTTAGCCGCATCGAAATACTTTTCCATCTTATCAAATGCAAACTCAACAACCTCTGTTTCTTTGCTCATCTTAAATCCCCGCCATTTTTGATAGTTCGCGCTCCTCATCGGATACGCTCTGAGTTTTAAAGCCGCTATCTTGTGGACAGTGCTTTAGTCTTAATCTTATTCGCTGGTTATGGCTGCATTTATGCTTGTTTCTAAGATGCGAATTAAGCACCATATCATCACGAGCAAATACATCATTACAGCCCTTTATCGGACACTTCATTTCCATTACATCACCGGCCTGTAGTTGAAGAAATCAAATAATTCGTTAATCTTCTCATAGTTGTTTTTCTCGTTTCTGCGTAGTCTCTGCCGATACTGTCGCAAGCTTTCGCCAATATACGCGCCTGTTGCCTCCTCTTGTGTCCAGCCTGACCCACATGCCATCCGGTTACTTATTAATGACGGCTTAATCTTTCGCGTGGTTGGTGGCTCTGTCTTAACTTTGTACGTGACCCACCATGCCGAACTGCGCTTAAACGGTATACCCTCGATATAACCTAACCATAGCTTTAGAGGTTTTAACCCGCCTGCGTTTTGTCTGTGGTCAATATCGAGTATGTTCTTTGCTATTTCTAGTTTTTTGCCCATTACTTACCCGCCTTATCCGAAATTCCCTTGAACTTAGAGATAGGATATCTGACACCATTATCATCAATCTTTAAGTTAGCCGCCTCAATTAAGTCAATTTCCAGTACATTAGCTAGATTAATTAGGTAGATAAATACGTCTGCCATTTCCTTTGTTACCGCGTTTTGCAATCTGATATCTGTGAATATCCCTGAGTTATTAGCCCATTGAACCAGACTAGCCAACTCCCCCGCCTCACCATTTATCGCCATAATCAGGTTTTTAGGTGAGTGGAATTGCTCCCAGTCCCGATCATCTCTGAATTGTTCTAATCGATGGCATAGTGTTTGTAAGCTGTCGTTATCCATTTTCTACCTCGTCGAATAAATCCGGCATATCACGTTCAGTAATTGCCTGTTTTAAATTTTCTTTTTGTATTGCAAAGTAAGATTCTTTTAATTCAAATAATACCGGCTTTCGTTTTCTAAGAACTGACATATAACCCTCTGAACCAATACCACCGAATGGACTTAATACAGTTTCACCCTCAAGGCTCCACATCTGCAATGCTCTATCTATTACGTCAAGCTGCAAAGGACATATATGTTTTTCGTCGTTTTTATCTTTCGCATTACGGTATTGAAGGGTGTTTGATTGATTGATATCAAACCAAACTGGGCTGGCGTAGTTCTGCCAAATGTTAATACTATTCCACCTTTCTACCTCGCCATTATGCGCGTTGCTGGCTACTTGTGGCACATTCTCTCCCGCGTATTCTTCAATCTTGAATCGGCCTTTAATTGGTACAGGATTAATATCAGGCTTTCTAAACATCACCAAATAATCAGGCAATCCTTGGCGGCTTTTTGAGCTATCAGTTTCAATTGTCTTATGAAGCAAGCCCATTGCTTTTGTTCGCTGCATTGCGACTACAGGGTCTTTCCAGATACAAACTTCAGAATGATAGATAAATCCGGCCTCCTGAAAAGCGCGGATAATCTCACCACGAAAGTCATTAATCCCGATAAATCCGTCATGCGTTTTGCTGGTTGGCAGATTCATACAGTGTACCGCAATAATACGACCTTCCATATGCGTCCGGTAATGCTCTTTAATTAGATACTTATAATGCTGCCAAAATTCACCGCGAGTATTGCTATTACCCATATCACGGTCTGAATTAGAATAAGTAAACAAGCTTGCGAACGGTGGCGAATAAACCGAGAAATGTACGCTATTGTCTGGTATGCCTTTCATCAACTCAACACAATCACCGTGATATATCGCGTAATCGTCATTTACTTCACTATCAATACAATCTGTCATTTAATGTCTCCTTTTGATTATTATCGTTATTTTAATAAACTAATACTAATCAGTATTTTTTATGCACTATAAAGCCAGCTAGGGATAATCATTTTTTCACTTGGGTAATAGTTTGTTTTCTCAACTCCCGCGCCTCTTATCTCTTTTTGCATCATTTTTTGCATGTGCTTAACCATCTGCTCTGACATCTCATCATGTTGTCGCTGTTTACGCTCTAAATTGTCTTTAACATGACCCTCGACATCAGTAATAATAATATGAACATTAACTTGCTCATTCTGCCCAAAACGCCATTGCCGTCGTATTGCTTGATAGAATTTCTCAAAGCTATCATCAATACCAACGAATACTTGATTGTGAGCGTGTTGCCAATTTAACCCCATACCAGCTATTGACGGCTTGCTTACGATGTTTTTATATTTACCATGCGTAAACCCTAGCAATCCATCTTCTTTTTTTTCAATCGAATCAGAGCCGCGTACACTAACTAAGTCTTTTGTAACCCATTTTTCAATATAGTCTTGTTCGTCATTTAAGTGACACCAAATAACCCATGATTCATCAGAGCTATTAACCAGATCAGCCGCCAAATCTATCCGCTTCTCAATACTTTCTTTTTTAGCTTTTCGTCGTTCTGTTAGGGATTGGGCTGGCTTTGCGAATAACTCCCCTTCTGGTATCGTTTCCGACTCAATAACATGCTCAATAATATTAAGAGGTGGCAGATCATAGCCTTCATTGCTATAGCCTAAATCAGACGGCTTTCTGATAACAACAGCCCACGTTGCCAACCACTCCCAAAACTTATCCTTTCCATGCTTTTTAAGCCTCCAAGTACCTGTATCACCAGTATCATTGATAAAGAACATTGATAGCATTTCTGACATCTTCATAATGCCTAAAAATTCCGCCTGATTACCTAGCTATACAAAATCATTCGGGCTTGGTGTTGCTGTACACGATAACCGATAGTCTACTTTTGACCATCTATCAATGATCTCAATGCGTGTACGGCCTATCTGGTTTTTTAAAATACTTGATTCGTCCAATACGATGCCCGCGAATGTTTCAGGATTAAAATACTGCTGCATTTCATAGTTAGTGATATAAATACCATAATCCGTCATTTCTGATTCATTGCGGATATATTTAACCGGCATAATGCTAAATTTTTCAGCTTCTTCTATTGTCTGCCTAGATACTGCTAATGGCGCTAATATTAAAACAGGCTTACCAGTATGGAAGTGTATCGCCTCAGCCCATGATAACTGCATGAGCGTTTTACCTAGCCCTGTATCCGCAAATGCAGCAGACCGTCCACGCTTAACAGCCCAATTAACAATATCGCCCTGAAAATCCTTTAAATAGCTGTTTATTTCATTAGCCACAAACCCGACATTATTCGGGATATAGCTTTTTGTGCTGATAAATTCTTGATATTCCAACTCTCTCTCCCGTTTTTTATTATCTTATTACTTAAATTTACTTATTTGAAATCAAAGTTTTTTATGGCGCATAAACCATTGTGATGCCATGTAGCCAGTAATCATGCACTTGACCATTTGACCCTTAACTAACTTATTTGAGTCAGGAAGGCGTTTGTGTAAGATTTCGTTCGGTATGCCAGTTAAAGCTGATAACTCTCGGCACGTGTACCCTGAGTGCAATCTGACAGCGTTTTCAGCGCGTCTTACATCTGCCATGCGCTTGCCTGATTGTGTAATGTGCTTATCAGCTAAGAATGATGTTATCGGGTCGCTGTTTCTGTGGCATGGTGTGTCAATCATTTTTTCACCCCCTCTAACCCTTCTTTGGCTTTCTTTTGACAGAACGCTTGTATTGCAGGCCATTGGCTAGGCTTGCACCAGATTTCTTTTCTTACAAGCCCCTGAGCGCGTTTTCGCTCTTTGAAGTCGGCTTGTGTTTCGGTGTTTGATTTAGCCATAGCGATTAAAGATTTGTTTCTAAATCAATATCAGGAATAATCGCTTGTGGTTTAAATATTATCCTGTAGTGATATACGTCAACATTAGCAGCATCAACTTGCTCTGAAAAATATGTAACATTATCCGATAGACCAAGGTAATGTTTTTTATATTGATCATGTCCAGTTTTACAGGTTACACCTAGTCTTGTGTTTGTTTGTTCTACCGAACAACGACCTTCCATAGAAAGCATATATTCGCCAGTTATTCCATTATAAAACACAATCCTTCGTTCAATTTCAAATTGCTCAGCCGCTATTGATAGATTGCGGGACGCAACATCTGCATCAGTACATCCAATAAAATTAGATGCGGTCAGAATAACAATAATAATTGATAATGTTTTTCTCATCTTTTAACCCTCTTTGTTTTATTTATTTACCCTATGACTACTATCTTAATGATTACCGGTAATTATACCAATGAAAAGATTTTATGTGCCTATAGTTTTGTTTATACTGCTTTTACGTTCATGCAAGCGCGTATGGCATTACCTAAAACAACATCATTATCTTCATTGTCATCAACAACCGCGATAGCCTCTGCACAAGCATGGCGAGTTATCTTGTCCTGCTCCACAATAGCTTCACGTATAGCTCTATCGATTAGCTCAGACATTGGCGTTAGTTCTGGAACTCTGGCTTCAAACTGCTTGCTATATTCAAGCTCTATTTCCTTTCCTGTTTTCATATATCACCTGTTTGGGTTAGTGGTTAAACAAAGGTAATGGCTTCATTAATTCAAGCTTATCTTTTAATGTAAAATGCTTTTTCATGTAGTTTCCAAAGCTATAATTCCAAACTTTACACTCAGGGCATTGATGTACTTTGTAAATAGTGTTGTCCTGAAATGGATCAGATTGGTTGTACCCTATAACTCCTTCATGGCCGCAAGGCTCATAACCGCATCTCATAGGCTGTTGTTTAAAGTCTGACATTAACGCCATCTTCTATCTCCTTAACTGTTTGGGGTGGCTAATCTTCTACAGGCTCATAAGTTTGCTCAAAAATATCAGGCTTACAAGGATAATATTCTCCCTGCACTCCTTTGATTATGAAATCGCCCTCCTGTGCAGTCATAGTTCCCTCTAAAGTATGGATTTCTAGTATATTTCCACGAGAAGGCGACCAGAATGATTTTGGGTAAAATTCTTTCATCTCTTGTATGTTATTTCCGAGCCACTGCACAGCATCGATAATAACTGGCTTCTTTTTATATCTCATCTCTCTCATCCTTTATCTGTTAAGGGGCTAATAATTCTGGGTTTTCGTGGATGTTTCCGACAACAAGAAGTCCGTCATTATCATGCATCAATATTGTAGATAGTGGATAACCATCTTGATATTTACTTTGCTTGCCGATGAATGATGTCCCGCGATAAACGACTTCCAATCTTAAAATATCTTGAAACTCTTGATCTTCATTCACTCCCTGCTGATATTCTATAAGCCATTTTGTGCCACCAACTTGTAAAATATCCCCTTCATAAATCTCAATGCCGTTTTTATCTTTTAGGCCGGTGTATTGCATGACATCAGCAAGATAAACTTTATCTAAAATGTCAGATAGTTTTGCGGCATAATCATTGAGCAATCCATACCAGCTAATCATTTCTGATGTGCTTTCTTTCCAAGCCCTAAACTTAATCTCTCTCATGATAACCTCTAAATTAAAAAGGCGGCCTCAGTGGATGAGATCGCAACACTAAGCCCGAAGGCTTCGCAGGAGTTGCCGATTTAACGGCTAGGGAAAACTTAACCAGCTATCGTTTCCTTAATTTCATCAACTAGCTGGGAAAATTGATGCTCTCTTTCTTGTAGCATTTTGAATTGTTCGTCGCTTTCTGATTTATTAACCCGAAAAACATAAAGCTGTTTATCAGGTGGAAAGTCAGCGCAATAACTTACAAAATCAATCCACTCTCTTTCTGTTTTTAGTAGGTTAAAATAAATCTGCCACTTGTAAGCAGGGTCAACATTACCCCGTTTGATATTGGCATAATGCACCGATGATATGACTGATTTAATCTCAATTATACCATCATTACCCACTAGGCCATCAGGTGAACAGCCAGAAAACCCGCAATCAAAGAAACCACCATTATCTACATCAACAAAGAATTTATCTTCATATAATGATCTGGCTATCGGTTCTTGTTCATGGCCTCTATCCATATGGGCATTGCTATACCCGTCAGAATTTGAGCGTTTACCTGTTAGTTGTTCTACTGCTATTTGTACAGCGGCCTTTTTTGCTGGCTCTCCAAAAGCCTTTCCAAAGTTGGCCATCATCTTTGAGCATGTAGAACCGGTTATTTTCCCGATTCGCATATCAAGCCACTCATCCGTATTTTGCGCTATATCATGATACTGCATTGGCTTGCTCTATCAGTAATTTCTCGTTTTCATTGGAAACATCGACGCGCTTTCGTACTGCGTCAAGATTGCCATCTCGTTTATACGCTGCAATTGCGTTATCCCATGCCGGAGTGTTAGGCATTAGCTCTTTGCGTCCTTGTGGCGGCACTGGGCTAATTCTGAGGCCGTCTACAGTCTCACCCATCATTCTGACATGGTTATCAACATAGATAGTTACTTTGCATCCAGCCCAATCGTCAATAAATGCACTGCCGGTTAAGTCTTTCATTGTGCGCGAATTGGTAGCGTTCAGAATCATAGGCTTTAACTTCTCACCTTTTCTGATTTCTGATTCAACAAAGTGAGCTGTATTAAACATGTCTTTAGTTTTCTTTGTTGCGTCACCAGCTAGGGTCACATGCTTAATAGTTAAAACCACTGGCTCAACAATATCAGCACTGCTTAAATATGGTGAATTGAATGCTTTTCTGTAATGCGTTTTGTTTTCGTTAGTCATATTCTCTCTCCTTACCAAAACTATAATTATTGTCTTACTGTTTGGCTAATCAATGTTTTTTATGGGGTATCAATTACACGCATCCGCCACAGTTACCCCAAGTCACTTGTGAATTGACGGCATCAACTAAATCAGACTTCATGTTTTCAGGGAAACCATCAGGCCAATCAGAAATAGACCAAGGACCCTGCGTAACATGCTCACTCCAATCTGAATCAAATGAAACAGACCCTCCGGGGACCATGCAGTAATCGGGAAACACCCATTGTTTTCCGTCAATAACAGCAATCAACTTTCCAGAACATAAATTCGGGTATGCGCCATCATATTCAATATTAATCACGCTCATTTTCAAGCCTCCTATCTTTCCAGTTATCATAGGCATAATCGCCATCATCTTCGACACTTTCCCAGTCACAATTCTCGAAGCACTTAGGGCAGACATCTACCCCAAGCACGTCTTGTTCTGCGATCATTGGCACAGAGCAACAGTTTGAGACTAGCTCGCTCACGATTCATCCCCGACAATCTCAACACCCGCATCGAGTCGAGCGCGGTAAAATTCAGCATTGCCATCTGATAGATCAAGGATACGTTTTGCATCAGAGTGACTTAACGTATTGCCCTTGATATCTGGCGTGTTTCGTAGCACTCGGTATGTGCTTTCGAGATTAACTTCTTTTAGTACGTCTAATAAGCTCATTTTTCTAGCTCCTATCCTATTAACCCACAATAGCCATGACCTGTCTTGACAAATTCAGGCTCTACTGAACCTTCTTTGTATACCATTTTGTCCTCTTCCACCCACATCATGCAGTCAGAGGCTATGCATACGACACCTATTGTGCCATCATCATTTGCGTCCCATCTGCTAACATCGATACTTCCGTCTTTGCACTGAGCTGTTACAACCCTGTTTGATGCCATCGGACACCACTTTTTTTTAGCCTCGTATTCTGTCATTTTCCTAGCTCCTAACTTGCTTGTTTGCTTAAAAAAATACTTTCTTCGATTCGCTGCCTAATCTTTCTATCTTGTTCAGCTTGGTACTCTCTGGCCTCGTCAGTATCCTCATCACCTGATCCGGCTGGCGGTTCTTCATCGATGTAGAATTGATCGTCGTAATCTTCCATATATCCCCCTAGTTTTTATATTTTGGCTTATGGCAATCATACTCAGGCCACACGTTACACTCTGGTAAAACTCGCGGGCTTTCGTAATCCGCCTTAAACTCAGCATAATTAAATATTATGTAGAGTATGGCTAGTAATATTATGAGTCCTTTCATGTTATCCCCCTTGGTTGCATGACTAATATACTACACTATTTATGATCATTATCAAGACAAATCAGACCAAAAGTTTTTTATAACAGCCATAAAATTATTTAGTCCTAAATGACTTGCATTAAAGTCTAGCATGACTTAGGATGTAGTTATCAATTAATTAAGGGCGCAAGCATGGGATTATACGAAAAAACAAAAGCACTATTGGCGGAGACTGGCATTACAGATGCAAAGCTGCGTGAATTAACTGGCATCCCTGATCGATGGATACAGCGATTTAGAACTAAGGATTCACACAGGGAAATATTGAACAGGATTGAAAAGATAAACAAGGCATTAAAAAAAGAGCAACGAAAACAAAAAAGGGGAAACAAATGAGCATATCAGTAATAGACCACATCGGAGAGGGTGAATTGCCGGTTAAGGTAGAAATTGAATATCAAAAGTATCGCCCTGCTGAGATCATCGACGGATTATCAAATCCAGAAGTTGAGCCGCATGTAGAGATATTGAATATTAAATCGTTTGGTTTCGATATCGACGATATTCTAACCGCTCACTCAGTTGATGATATGCGGGAAAGAATCAAAACAAAGCTAGTTAATAAAGACTTACTGGAGCTGGAAAATGAGTAACACTAAAATAGTAATATGCATATCAGAGACACCAGAAACGGCCAAGTACATGAGATCATTCTATGCTGACATGCTGGACAATCAACATTTGCCTATTGAGGTAAAAGACCATGCTGCTGAATATATCAAGCGGTATGACGAGCGCAACGCAGACAGTGATCTGCCACGGATTAAGGATTGATTATGGAATGGTATTGCTGGCCAATATTTATATTATGTTTAGCCATTTTATTAATTGGATGGTGGAATGCCTGATTACTACGATAGAGGATTGATTATGAACACACCAGAGCAGATAACGTGCGGCGAAGTAGATGTAATCGAAAGTCTAATTGAATTTATGCGAGAAGATGAAACTCATATACCAACAAATTACGAGTTGGATTTAGTACAAAAACTCATTGCTCACCATCAATCCACTCGCGATATGTACTGGCGTAGTGTTGCCACTCAAGCAAAATTCTGGACGAAAGCATTTGATAATGGCTATTGCTGGGAATGGCAAGGAAGTAAAAACAAGGACGGTTATGGTGTGTTTAGGCTTGATGATAAACAAGTATTAAGCCATAGATTATCTTTTGGATTACTGACAAATAAACATCCTAATGAGTTAGACGTAATAGCGCATCATTGTGATAACCCATTATGCATCAATCCAGATCATTTATTTGAAACAGATCAGCAAGGTAATATGACTGATATGAAATTAAAAGGGAGAGCGAATGGCACGGGCAGGTCATCAAAATATCGAGGGGTCTATTACAGAAAAGATGTTGGTAGATGGCGATGTATGATCCGCCATCAAAACAAATATATAGCTTGTGGCAATTATGAAAATGAAACAGATGCCGCGCAAGCATTTGATAGAGAGATGATTAAGTTATTTGGTGATAAGTGCGTTAATGCTCTTAATTTCCCTGAATTATCACCCCTACCCACACCACCTAGCGAGGGAGAGTGATATGAGTGACACTAAATGCCCGAAGCACGACACTGGTGGTGGCCCTTGCTACTGCAACAAAGAGCCAATGAGTGAAGATAAGTTATTGCCTGAATATGACGGCCTGATTTTTCCAAAAAGATCAAAGCTCACTTTCTTTTTTTACAGATTGAAAAAGAAATTAACTTGGCCGCAATGTAGTGGTAGGCATAGCCCATATAAACACATGACCGATGAAGAATGCAGAAACAGCTTTATGGTCGGGAATAATGCTAATAAAAAGTTTTACTGCTGTATGCGTAAAAAATGGCATTTTGGCGAATGTGAGGATATTCACGGACAGCGATTTAACCAACGCAGCAATACAGAGGTGGAGAATAATGGAAATTAAAGTAAGTAGAGAAATGGCTGTATTTTTTATGGAACAGTGTATTGGTGAAACTAACGGGCAGATGGCTGCAATACCAAATAACCCTGGACTGTGTATAGCTCATAAAGTTGACAATATGCCCAAGTTTATCGATCTATTACGTGCTATGGCTGATGAATTAGACAAGAAGCAACCATAGCAACAACATTCTATTGAGGTGAGAGAGATGGATAAAGACAAAACAAATATTGATGCCAGAATAACACATGCAAAGACGCACATCGATTTTGGAAGACGTGCATATTCTGACGGCTTCAATCATATAGTGGTTCGAATGCCTGCGGCTGATTACGGCTTTGACTTAGCGTGCGCTATTCGTCTGCGCGAAGACCTTGATATGGCAATCAAAAACGCAGCACTACCGGATGATGAATTTCTTAACTTATGCGTTTAACCCCAAGCAATCACAATCAAAAAGAGTTAACCAAACAACATAACGGGTGACGAATGAAAACACTTGAATTCACAGGAATCAATGGAGCAAAAATATCTATACCAGTGCAAGTGATTACTGGATTTTGCGAAGTTGTACATAACAGCAATGCTTATGGAAATTGCTTTATTTCAACAGGTGCAGACGGCGCAGACGGAAATGAAAATGGCTGGTATGTGCAAGATGATTACATGACTGTAAAAGCCATGTACGAAGCACGCAACTAGATAAGGCGGGGATATGAGAATACAACTAAACCAAGTTAGATTAAATAAATTTCGTGATATGGGCGGCGGTGAAATTATTTTTGATTTTAATAATGATCGACATCATGCGGTAGCAATTAAGCATGGCGACTCCCCTGCTGACATACAAAGATCATTAAGAAAATTAGTAGTCGCTATGATCAACGATGAAGAGCTGAAGGATTAACCCCTAACTCTGAGGATTAAGGAGAGAAGATGAGCCACACACTAAGCACAAACAAAGAGCTATCCTGTATCCAGCTCACATGCTGCGAGACGGATATAATTACATTAACAGTAGATTATGACTGGCTAGAGAAGCATAAACCCCATACAGGGCAATTCTCGGCCATTTATGATTATTATTTAGAGGTTAAAAGGAGGGGTGAATTGTGAGTGATTTGGAGGGTATTAAATGGCTTTTGTATATATGGTTTGTATTGTGGTTACTTTTTAAGTTTTAATAACCCCTCGATCCTGATTGATTGAATCAAGAAAGAGGCAAG